CAAGAAGATAAGAATGTTATTCTCGATTTTAGACTATATAAAATCGATAGAGATACAAAAACATATAGAGGAATCAATAAAAAGAAAGTGTTTATTCTGTATTTTGTATCAGAAGAACAAATAAAATGTGGATTAAATAGAATATCTCGTAGATTTGAAGATAAACCAGAAAATATTATTAGCACTTGCTTGACAAAAATTTTACAATCTGAAAAGAAATTCAATTTTGAATCTACTAAAGAAAAAAGAGAAGTATATTCAAATTTTTGGACATTCAGCAAATTGGTGGAATTTTTGAGTAGAATTTCACTGAATAACAAATTTTCAGATTATATATTCTATGAAAATTTTGATGGGTTTAATTTTGAATCTCTTTCATCTTTGATGATGAAGCCAAAAGAATCAGATATTGTTTTCAAAAATGATAATGATAAACTGTTACAAACAAACAACATAAAGAAATATCGAATGAATAAATATTTTGATATTTTATCAAATATTAATTTGGGGATGTATGGAAATAGATATTATAAGTTAGACCCTATCTATCATGAATTTAAAATTACTGATGATGATTTTACTGATATACAAGAAAAGATTGCATCGTTGGGAAATCATTCTTTATTTGATAAAGAACTTTCGAGTGATTTAAACCATGTATCAGAAAATTTGTATCAACCAGAAATATCTAGCGCAAGAACAATTTCAAAAAAATTGTTGGAAAATTATAATTTTGTGATGAAATTGAATGGATATTTAGATAGAAAAGTTGGACAGGTTGTAAGTATAAAATTTCCAAATCTTGATAATGAATCTTTGATAAACAAATCTTTTGACGGCAATTATTTGATAATGGAGATTAACCATATTATTGATCAGGATAGAAATTATGAACAGAATATTATGGCGTGTAAAAATTCCTTTCTGATGAATGATTCAATGCCTAAAATTTCAAAATTTAAGAACGGGGGCGGATAATGGCAATATATCAAGATTTAGATTTTAATTTAAACGCTGATGAATATGGCAATGTAAATGTTCTTGAAGATAAAGATGCTATACAACAATCATTAAAAAATATTATATTCACTAGAATTGGGAGCAGAACAAAATTTCACAATCCTAATTTCGGTTCAAACATAAATAAACTATTATTTGAAAAAATGAATAGAGCAACAGAACTTGAAATAGAAGATGAAATAAGATTTTCTATAGAGAACTTTGAGCCTAGAGTGAAAATTGTTGATATTGTTATTGATGCAAAATATGACCAATATCAATATGATATTTCGATTATATACAATATTGTAAATCTTAGCGAAGCTGATGAATTGAATGTAACACTTGATGTTGTGAATTAAGGAGTTGTATATGTTTTATAGTGGCGTTGTTGAAGATATAAATGATCCTATGAAAATGGGTCGTGTGAGAGTAAGGATATTTGGATTACACACAGAAAAAAGGGATACTAAAAAACCGGCTGAATATTTGCCTGTAAGCGATTTACCATTTGCTACCCCTGCCTACCCTATCAATTCGCCTACAATATCAGGAGAGGGCAATTTTGGGCTTCCTGAGCAGGGTTCTATAGTATGTTTATTCTTTCTTGATCCAGAAAAACAATACCCGGTTTATTTTGCAACCATTCCTAGATTTTTAAGCGAAATGCCAGATTTTAAAAATGGGTTTTCCGATCCTGATAAAAAATATCCAAAAGAAGAAACATTAAATGAATCTCCAATTTCGAGACTAGCAAGAAATGAAAAAATTGACGAAACTATTGTTCAGGAAAAAAGGGATAATGTAAAATCAGGGGTTCAATGTGCAGGATCAAGTTTTGATGAGCCGGAAACTAAATATGCTACGAAATATCCTCATAACCATGTTATTCAAACCAGAAAGCATATTATTGAGGTTGATGATACTGATGGTGCAGAGAGAATAAGTATTAATCATCATTCTGGAACATTTGAAGAAATTCATCCTAATGGCGAGAAGGTTGAGAATATTAAAGATTCAAAGACTACTATTATATTAAAGGATGACAATATTCTTGTTGAGGGCAATAAAAATTTACATATCAACGGTAATTGTAATGTAACTGTTGAAAGTAATGTAAACTTAGATATTAAGGGTGATGTAACTGCTATGGTTGAGGGCAAATTTGATGCTGATATTACCGGAAATACTAATGTGAATTGCGATTCTAAAGTTACAGTTCATGCAAAATCTACTGTTGAGATTGATGGTGGAAGTGGTGATATTTCTGGGGTAGTGACTCAAAATTGTTTTTGTCCATTTACCGGCCATTTGCATAGCGACTATTCAAAAGATGTAATCGCGTCTAAATAGGAAAAATATATGGAATTAAATATCGAAAAATATAAGAAATTGGGTAATATTACAAAAGCTAAATCTAGTCAAGCTAAACTCAAAAAGAAATATATTGATGATAAAATTACTGAGATAAATATTCCTGAAGAACCGGAAGTGTTTCAGGACAAAATGGATGCGTTGGAAAAAATTAATCCTGAATTACCTACACTAGATTCGACCTTAAAAAATTCATTACAATGCAGTTTTCCCGGCACAGGTGGTGATTTTGGGGATGATATTAATGAATTGCGCCCTGACTTACTTATGCAAGTAATTGATGAGGTTATCCGATACACCAATGAAACAATGGGCGCAATTATGGATAGCCCATTAGGACAATTAGTTTCAACGATAGCTGATCTTGATGATATGATTGCTAACGAATTGATGGAAGATTTGGAAACATTAAGAAATATGAAAATCTGTATGACTCAGCAAGGTATTGATTTTTCTGGTATATCTGATCCTTATGATGAAATAGTTTCTGATTTGAATTTAACTGAAGATGGAAAATTTAATATTGATAATACTGAAATTCCGGTTGATGTTAAAGATCAAGTAAATACTCTAAAGACAAAAACTTTAGAAACTAAAGATAAAATTAAAGCCGTGAAACCTCCAGAATTGCCTGAGTATAAAGAATATTACAATAAATTAGTACCTGAAAATATTAAGGAGAGTATGAAATGGCATTAGATCAAGCAGTATTAGCACAGATGATGCGTGATGAATTAACAAAACTAGGATTTGATACTAAAAATCCAAGAAAAGATAAAATGCAATGGCTTCATTTATTCACTGAGGCGTTGGCAACGGCTGTTGTTGATCATATTGTCCAGAATGCAGAGGTTCAAACGGATTCTGGCGCACCCGATTCTGAACATCATGGAATAGTTTATTAAATTAAAAAGGATTAAAAATGAAACCTTTCTTAGATTTAGATGTGGATTCAATTAAAGAAAAATTTATTGAATTTCTTAAAAATAGTGATAGTCAATTTAAGGATTATAATTTTGATGGAAGTGCTATTTCTTCCCTGATCGATATTCTTTCATATTCAAATCGTCAACAGAATTTTTATTTGAATATGGCAATGAATGATATGTTTCTGAAGAACACAGAGATTAGGCGCAATGCTATTTCACTTGCAAAATCATTAAATTATGAACCGTCAAGAAGACTCGGTACAAAAGTTGTTATAAATATTTCAGCAATTGAACCAGTGGCAGGTTCCACAATTTCAATCCCTAAAAATACAGTTTTTGAGTGTGATGCAAAACCTTATATCGTAACTGATAATGTTTTTCTTAATGATTTGAACGAATTTACTTCAGAAATTGAGCTTAAACAAAACGAAGTGAAAGAAGAAATATTTTCTTTCGACTTAAATCAGAGTTTTACCCTTCAATATGGTGACGAAATTGATGATGAATTTTTAGATGTTTATGTAGATAATGAAAAATGGGAGTTGTTTTCTGATATTTCTATTAATGGAGATAGTAAGGTTTATTTTATTGAGCATAATTTTGATGGTAAAATAGAAATTACTTTTGGAGATAATGTTTTTGGTAAACGACCTGATATTGGAAATACTATCAAAATTGTATATGGAATCACTGATGGGAAGCTATCCTCTAGTAAAGTAACAGAGGTTAAATTATCTGATATTGTAACAGACGATTTAAATAATACTTACACTGATGGCAATTTTTCTAAAGAAATATCATCTTTCACGTTGGGTATAGATGAGGAATCTATAGATTCTATCAAACTTTTTGCCCCCAAATTTTATGAAACTCAGAACAGAACTGTCACTTCAAATGATTATATAAATATTTTGAATAGACTTCCATTCATTGAAAAGGTTAATGTATGGAGTGGCGTTGATAATATTCCACCAGTTTATGGCTCAGTATTTTTCACAGTAAAACCTAAAGATAGTGAAACATTAACAGATGATCAGATTCAGGAAATTAAAGATTATCATAGAAAATACCAGTTAATGTCAATTGAATTAAAATATGTGGAGCCATTCTTCATAAATATTGATATAGAAAGTGTGGTAAAATATTATAAAGATATAGGAATTTCAACAGTTGTTTTGAAAAATAATATACAAAACGAAATTGAAAATTACTTTTCTGATGGGATTTCTTCTTTTGACTCTATGTTTAAATTCTCAAAACTAACTGAATCAATTGATAGTGTTTATGGGGTATCAAATAATTTAACTAATATTAAACCTTTTATAAAATTTGATGCTAATCCCACAAACAGCTTTTATTTTAGATTATATAATGAAATAAAAGAGGGGAGTATTGTAAACGATTATATATATGATATGAATGGTAAAATATTACGTAAAGACGATGATTCTGAAGTTGGGACATTAGATTACACAAAAGGAATTTTTAATTTCTCGACAACAATGGATAGCGTTGATAATAAGGTTTATTTTGATACAGGTGAGATGGATATTAATTTTTTGCTTAACATTATGATTAGATTAAATGATATTTCAATAGAATTTAAAGGTATTTAAATTATGTATAAAACAGATGTTTTAATTGAAACTCTGATCAATCCTTATATTAAAGAGAATTATCCAAATTATGTTGATTTTTTAAAACAATATTTTTATTACAATGAGACTGAACATGGGCCATTATATGTATTAGATAATATTCCAAAATATATTGATATTTCTTTAGTGCCAGAAAGCATGTTTGAAGAAGTGGTTTATCAATATGCGAATTCATTTCCAAATGACGTATTGAATAAAATTGATGTGAGAACATTTATTAAAAATTCTAAGGTATTTTATACAACAAAAGGAACATTAGATTCTTTTCGTTTTATATTTAATCTTTTGGGTGGTAAATTAAATTTTTATTTTCCACAGGATAATATTTTCACAATAAGCGAAACAAGTGTTCTGAGTGGCGAAAATAAAATTCATGATAATAAATATTATGCATTTTATACATACGAAATTGAAACAGACTTAGACCAAAGTGTTTACAGAGATTTGATTCTTAATACAGTTCATCCTTCTGGATTTAGATTTTTTTCAAAAAAGGTAAATTTTCTTACAACTAATGGTGATGAAATTGTAGCAATCGGTAATATCAAAACTGATAATGCGAATTTCATGCATAAAAATATTTTTATGCATACTTATATGACATTTATGAGTAATGAATTTGGTCAAGATATATCTGGCGATATTATTTTAAATGGTTCAAGACCTTTTGTTGAGATAATTTCAACGAATAAATTTATTTCTCAATATATAAATATGAGTGCAAGGACATTTGATAAGTTTTATTCATTTTATGAAATTGGTCTATATAAAATATCAGAATTTGGTGATTATACATTTAATTATATAGAATCTAATAAAAATATAAGTTTTGATTTTCAGTTTGATGGTGAAACTGAAATTATATGATGAGTTTATAGTAAATAAAAATAGAAAATATAGGGAGATATAAAAATGGCTGGAATTATAACAAAAGATAGTAGAACACAAAGAACTATGGATTTTAAAAGTAAAAATTTATATATTGGTGCGGGTAGGACTACTTCATGGACCGATGAAAATAATCCTCCTTTGCCAGACACTAATTCAAGCGAAATCGAAGAACTTGAATTTATCAAAAAAGTATCTGTATTAAAATTTGTGGTGCAAGATGACATAAACGGCACAATAGTATATAGAGATACAAAATGGAGGGAAATTCAAGAAGCAGATATTTATACGGAGAGTTGTTATCATTTATTTATTCAAGTTGATTTTGATTATGATAATCTTCCATTAATCACATATAGACAAATTGGAATTATAGAATCCCCTATTGAAATTGATGGTGTAAGTGAATGCACACAAATTTCTTATGTAAATACAGAAATATCATCACAGGGAATTTTACATTATCTTGATAATCGCTATCCTACAGTACGCCAATTAGATAATATGGAACGAATTTCAATTATCATTGAATTTTAAAAAAAAAATATATAGGAGTTTTAAATTATATGGCAAACAAAAATATCCATCCATATTACGATGATTCAAAAGAACAGTTTATTAAAAAATATAAGGAAGTATTATTTAATCCCGGTAGGAGTGTCCAAGCAAGGGAATTAACTCAAACTCAGAACCTTATTAATGAACAATTAGCATCGAATTTTGAGACAATTTATAAAAATGGGTCAATTATTGAAGGCTGTGGTATTAATGTCGATTTAGATAATAAAATGGCATATATAACATCTGGCAAATTTTATTTTGATGGGCGGGTACATGATGTTGAATCACAATCTCTTTCAATTACTGGTATTGGTGAGGAAACATTAGGATTAAAAATTGTTGAGGAATTCATTACTAGCGAGGACGATTCTGCTTTATTTGATCCTGCAAATGGGTATCCTAATTATGGCAAATCTGGTGCGGATAGATTGAAGCAAGAGTTTATTTTTGTTAAAGATGATTCTGACATGATTTCTCTTTTCCCTTTAAAAGACGGAATTTTACAAACCCATATTAAAAAGCCAGATTATGCAGAAATTATTGATATGCTTGCAAAGCGTACTTATGATGAGTCTGGTAATTATCTAGTGGATGGAATGGAATTATATATAGAGGACCATCCAGTGGATACTAATAAATTGATTGTTAGTGTAGAGGCTGGAACTGCTTATGTAAATGGGTATGAAATTGTTTCCCCTATACCTATTAAAGTTGCGATTAATAAAGCCCAACAATCGAGATCACGATTAAACGAACCAAAGACATATACTTCTGAAACGCTAACTTATACTTTAAATGAGCGTTATGTTAAATCTATTACTCATTTAACTGCAAAAGTAGAAACCACACTTGCAAATGTGACAAAAGGCGCACCCGGCACAATTGATTCTCTCTCACCATATACTTCAATTGATTCTCTCCCCGCAAGTTTAAATATTGGGGGAATTGATTATTTTTTAAATACAGACTATGTTCTTTCAAATGATGGAGTTGATTGGAGTCCCAATGGAATTGAACCATCACAAGGAACTTCATATTCTGTGACTTTTGTATACTTGAAAGATATGGTAGAGGGTAGCGATTTTACTTTAGTTGAAATTGATGACAATAAAACTAATATTGAGTTTACAGGAACAGGAGATTTGCCTGTCGATTCAACACAAATGTTGGTCGATTATGAATTTTATCTTGCTAGAATCGACAAAATTTCAATTAACAATAAAGGCAAAGTTATTGTTAAAACTGGCTCTGATACTCATTATACAAATGAAATTGTTCCTGACGAAAGTTCAAATGTCCTGCAATTAGGATGGATTAAATTATTTCCAAATGATACTGCCGAAAATGCTTTTGTTCATGAATATAAATACAAAAGAACCACAATGCGGGAATTATATGACTTAGTTAATCGGGTTTCAGATATTGAAGATAATCAAGCGGAAATTGCTCTCGAAACACAAGCAAAAGAAGGTGAGTTGCCCACTAATTTGAAGGGCATTTTTGTTGATAATTTAAATAATTTTTTCAAAAGTGATGTTAATCATACAGAATATTCATGTGCATTAAATATTATTGAGGGGAGTTTAGCAAAATCCCTTGATAAATCCATTATTAGTTTTAATCCAGAAAACGATATTCTTACTAATTCTATTAGGCAAGAAAATGAGTTAGAACATTATACCTCTCTTTCCATTTTAAATGAGAATGTGTCTCTTGAAAATTTAACAAAAACTGGCTTGAAAAATCTCAACCCATACGGAATATTAAATGGCATGGGAAGCGCAAGTATTGAACCTGCCCGTGATTTTTGGATTAATAATGTGGTTCGCAATATTGTTCGCAGGAATGTTATAACTAATAGAATAGACACCACTAACGACAATTTGATGTGGTTTTTTAATCGAGTCCCTTTAGCTAGTAGGAATAATTTTTTTACTACAAATGTTTCAAGTGTTTCTTCTAGTAGCAGAAGTAGTTCAGAAACTAGATTTGCTGGTGAGCAATTAGAAACATTTGCTCGTAACATTACAATCCAAGTTGATGGTAAAGGTTGGCGACCGTTAGAAGATGTTCAGGTTATGTTTAATAATCAAGAAATTAGTGCTACTCCAACGAATACAACTGTAGCAGGAACCAAAGCCGGAAGCCTCAAAGTCAACACAGATGGAACTTTTACAGGTACAATTCAAGTTCCTTCAGGAACAAGAACAGGGACACATTCCATAACCTTTAAATATGTTGATGGAGAATACGATTTTAATGCTACATTTATCTCAGAAGGCGTGAGAAGAATTTTTAATCGAATTACTACTATTACAACAACTAGAACTGTTTTTACACGGCGGGTAATTAGGAGACGATGGATTGATCCTTTGGCCCAATCATTTGTATTCTCTGAAGATAAAACTTTTACAGGGATAGACTTATTTTTTACCACAAAATCTGATACTGAACCATTTTTTGTTCAAATTGGATATTTAAATAATGGCTACCCTTCTTCAGATAGTATTTTCCATTTCCAGTATGTATATCCTGATGATGTACAAACTTCAGCAAATGGATCAGTTGCCACAAAAATTGATTTTGGAAAAAGAATTTTTATTCCAGAAAATACCCCATTTTTTATTAGTATTGGTTCTGAATCCGCTGAGTATAATATTTTTATTAGTGAATTAGGTAAGCGCGATCTTTTTACTAATAAATTAGTCACGAAAAATAGTTATCTTAATGGTGTATTATTTTCATCTTCTAATAATGATACATGGTCTGCCCATCAAACACAAGATTTGACATTTAGATTATATGAAGGAGATTTCTCTAATAGTGGCGTGATAGAAACCGAAAACTTAACTGGTTTAGATTTCTCTTTATTTATGCTTTCTTCTGAAGATATTGTTCCTAAAGATTGTAATATAAAATATCAATATTCTATTGATAACGGCTCCACATATTATGATTTTAATCCTGATGAGGCTATAAATACTGGAAAATCGACACAACTTAAATTAAAATATATTTTAAGTGGGGATGGAACTAATACACCCCTGTTAAATACTACTAATAGAGACGTTGAAATTTCAAAGTTTAATATTGATTCGCCAAGTAATTATATTACTAAAACAGTAACAAATGTTCCTGCGTATAATAATGTGAAACTTTCTCTTGATGTTCATATTCCAACCGGCGAAGTGTCATGGAAGCCATATATCTCTTACGATAATAGAATGTGGATTCCGATTGATAATACTGTTCCCGATGATAGTATTACTATTGATGAATATTATACTGCAAATTCATATAGTATTGATATGACTCAATATCAAGAAGTTGCTCTAAGTGGAATTACAGGAACTTTTGAAAAAGGCGAAACAATTACTGGTGGTACGTCTGCACAAACTGCTGTTGTTGTTGATATTGATGAATTAAATTCTAAAATGATTATTGGAACAATTTCTGGCGTATTTACAGATGGTGAAACGATTACTGGTGGGATATCTTCTGCCACAGCAATCGCTAATAGCTTTACTGTTATTGATAATAAAACATCATTTAAAGGAAAAATTGAGATGAATTCAACAAACCATTCATTATCCCCTACTTTTATGGGAATTAAATGGATTATGAAGTAAAGGATAAATATGAGAGAAAAACGTGATCAGAATAGTGGCGCATTATTGATTTTTCCAGACCCCCATGATCAAGAAATTATTAATTTAAAAAATGAAGTTAAAGAATTAAAACAAAAAATGGGGGTTCTGGAAAGAATCTTAAAAGAAAAATTAGGAGAATAATAAATGGGAATGAGAATTTTAACAGACAACGATAATATCTTTGCATTAAAAGAACAAGGAAATGAGATTGTTAATTTTTTTAATTCAAATATATCAAAAAACTTTAAAATAAGTTTTACTGGAACAGATATGAACATAATTTTATCTGGTGGTCTTTTTAGTGACGGAACCAATATTTTAGAAATTGGTGATATGACCTTAAATTTAGAACCATATATCCCTACTACTAACGATAAAATTGTTGTTGGTGGATTTGATGGTGTGGGAACTTTTCATATTTTAGAAGGCGTTGAAGGAGATATTAATAAGCCAGATGTAAGTAATATTTTCCCTATTTTCATTACTACATTAAGTGTTGGCCAAACTGCAATTACTTCTGTTATTGGATATAATGATATAGTAACTTTTAATGATAATTCTGATTTATATTATGAAAAAAGTGATTTGGATTCTGGTCAACTAGATAGCAGATATTATACTGAATCT